CAATGGTATCAAGAAAGCTGTAGCTGTAGGCCGTGAAATCAGTGGTATGGCAGGTGCAGTATCCCAATGGTCTAAAGCTGTAAGTGACCTAGACTTCTTGGAGGAAAAAGCTAAGAACCCTCCCATGTATAAAATGTTTAGTGACAACCAGTCTACCGCACTGGAGATATGGTCACAAAAGCAGAAGCTCAAAGAGATGCGAGAAGAACTTAAAACACACATATCTTGGACGTATGGGCCTAGTGCTTGGGACGAAATAGTACGCATAGAAGCACAGCAACGTAAAGAACAACGTGAGCTAGTCTATAAAAAGCAAGAGTTCATAGACAACTGTATTAACTGGGCTGTAGGTATTGCAGTAGCATTAGCGGGTGTGGGTGCTTTAGTAATAGGGATGTACTTCCTAGGCGTCAACCAAGGTAAGTGGTAACACTTGACAAGTGTTAAAACATATGGTATAATATAAAGAACACTTTATTAAAAATAACTACGGGTAATAAAGAACATGAGTCAGATTACAATTACAAATGATGAGCTTGAAGCCATGCTTGACCGTGCCGCCCGTAAGGGAGCTAAGGAAGCACTGCGCTCAATAGGTCTACTTGATGATTCCGCACAGAAAGATATAGTTGAGATGCGTAGCTTGTTAGAGGCTTGGCGTGATACACGTAGGTCCATCTGGACAACAGCAATAAAAGTAACCACTGTCGCCGTACTGACGTTTATCGCAGGCGCAGTATACATGACAATGGATAAGTAAAGGTAGAATAACATGGCGGTTAATAAATATGGCATAGAGATTCCTAATCGTGCAGATTATGGGAGCATGGACACTTACATGTTGGCTGTATCCGATGTTCAACGGCAGACTAGGGCAGCTGCTGCACAAGAAGGTACTGCTACAAGGGCTGATGGTAGTACGGGTCCAGCTAATGATGCTTTAGTTAATCTGCAGGGAGAGACCTTCGCCACTAATACTGCCGGTGTGAGTGCTAAACCATCCGTTAAAGACTACATGGATGCCACAGGTGTGGATTTCAATACTGCAAGCGACATTTTATACGGTTCGGTAGGGTCTAATACCGATACCCGTGATTGGAATACTATCCTTTCTGGTGTTACATCAGGCGCAGAGCTTGTTGCCCGTACAAGAGCAGCCACTTATGCCTCCAATGGAGGCGTTACAGTTCAACACCAAGGCGGCTCTCTTTACCTCGTAGGAGGTAATGGAACAATTTTAAGGGGGTTAGGCGAAGGCTCTACAGCAACCTACAACCTTAAACTATACGGTGTAAGTGACAGTAGTTGGGTTGATGGTGTTACTACATCATACACTCAGACCATACAGACGGCAAACAGAGAGCAGGCAGTTTACCAAGGTATTATAGATGACCCCGCTTCAACCCCTAAAGAAAGAGCACAAGCTCAAGAAGGCCTTACTCGTTCCAAGAGATTAGTTACTCAGACGCAAGCAAATCAAGTAAAGCTAGATGAGTTCGCAGCTAAGGGAGAGGACTTTACAGCCCCTTTCAAAAAGTTCAGTGAACAGTACGACTTTGATGCGTCTTCATTTATTACAGGTATCTCAGAATCAACTTTGAAAACTGCGCAAGTTGAGCCGGGGCAAACTCTGAGTGGCACAGCTACAGGTACAGAAACTACGCAAGTAGGTACGGAAGGTACTATGGTAACTGGCGATCAAAATTCACAACAGCAACCAACTACAGGTAATGATGCCGTATCAATGGCTGCTAATGAAGCTATAATGACACCGCAAGATTTACCACAAACTGTATCGTATCAAATGCCACAGAACTATACTGGCTCTGGTTATATGCCGGGTGGTACAGGTACGGGTACAGATACAGGTACAGGTACAGGTATGGGTACTACTACTATGGCACCTATTACTATGGCACCTATGACAGGTACATTTACTAAACCTGCAGGTTCAGGCATGTTAGGTGGTCAACAGTCTCAGCAATACACATTGGGTCAGACGGCTACACAAACACCACAAGTAGCACAGCCACAGCAAGCTCAAGTACGTATGTACCGTAATAATGCAGGCATGACTACTAGCATTACTTTTATTAATGGTCAACCGCAGACACCGATTCCATCTGGTTTTTATCCAGTAGGTAGTCAGCCTGCAGGTCAAACACCCTATACGCCACAGGCACCTCAAGTTCAGACACCTACCGTACAAACACCTGTACAAAATCAGGCACCAAATGTCAGTGTTCCTACCGTACAGCCCGTTACAGGTTATATGCCTCAGTTTAATATGAACCAAGGTGGCATTGTTCCATCTGGTCCTATGACCTCTACTCCTATGTTTGGTGGATTTAAACCTGAAGCAATGCAACGTATTGCTAATGGGCTAGGCTACAGTGGTGACATGTCAGGTTTTGATCAGTATCTAAGTAGCAACCCAGACAAACAACAAAAGATGAATGGCTACATTGAAAGTGCACGTAAGATGGCACAGGGTGGCTCTGTACTAAAAGCTCAGAGTGGTGTAGATGTAACAGGTGCAGTTAATGCAGGCAATACTACAACTGTAGATATGCAACAGTACGATCCACGTGTATTAAATCAACAGTACATTCCACAGCAACCGGATTTTACTGGTCAAGATATTACACAGGTACAAGCTGGTCTCGCTAAGACACCGGGACTACCTACAGGTGCGACTGTAGTACCTACGGGTACACAGCTTACAGCTGGTCAACTGGTCTCTCCTTACTCTGGTCAAGTTGCAGGGTCACTGGCCTTACCTACTGCCCTTGCAGCCACTGAGCAGGCTATGATGCCCATGACAGGCCAAGCTGCACTTACCTCTCCTGTAGAGGCTGCAGGTGCAGTCAGAGCATCTGTAGATCAAACACAAGCTGCACAGATACAGCAAGTAGCAGGTATTGCCGCTGCACAACAAGAGACTACATCCGTAAGTAACCTACAGGCTGCACAGGGTACAGGTATTCTTATGAATAACCCTACCCAACGTCAGATACAAGACGGTGAGCTTATTAGTGCGGCAGCTAATGCACAAACTGCAGCTGCATTTAATGAACAGATACAAGCTGCAACGGCAGAGCCTTCCACTAAAGCTACTGTACAAGGTCAGCTAGAAGGTTTGATGGCTCAGTTTGAAGGTGGTGAAACGCCTGCATGGGCTGCAGGTTCTATGCGTAATGCTATGGCTACATTGTCTGCCCGTGGTTTGGGTGCCTCTAGCTTGGCAGGACAGGCTGTAATACAGGCAGCTATGGAATCTGCGCTACCCATTGCACAAATGGATGCACAAGTACAGGCACAATTTGAAGGTCAGAACTTGTCAAACCGTCAGCAACGTGCTATGCTTGCTGCACAACAACGTGCTCAGTTCCTTGGTCAAGAGTTCGATCAAGCGTTTCAATCTCGTGTAGCTAATGCCGCTAAAATTAGTGACATTGCAAACATGAACTTTACTGCCGAACAACAGGTAGCCTTAGAAAACTCTCGTATTGCAAATACTATGGAGCTTACTAACCTATCTAACTCGCAGGCTATGGTACTAGCGGAAGCATCTGCACTAGCTAACCTAGACATGCAGAACCTGAACAATCGTCAACAAGCTTCCGTACAAAACGCACAGAACTTTTTGCAGGCTGATCTTACTAACTTGTCTAATCAACAGCAGACTGAGTTGTTTAAAGCACAGCAACGTGTACAGTCTTTGTTTACAGATCAGGCAGCAATCAATGCGGCACAGCAGTTCAATGCAAGTTCACAGAACCAAGTTGATCAGTTTTACTCAAGTCTACAAAGTAATACGGCACAGTTTAATGCTTCACAAGCCAATGCTCAAGGACAGTTTAACGCAGGTCAGGTCAACGTTATTGAACGTTTCAATGCAGAGATCAACAACCAACGTGATCAGTTCAATGCACAGAACCGTTTGATTATTGACCAGTCAAATGCACAGTGGCGCAGAGAGATTGCAACTGCAGATACTGCATCCGTAAATAGAGCTAATGAAATTAATGCTCAAGCAATGCTCGGATACTCACAGCAAGCTTACAATAACTTGTGGCAGTACTACGCAGACAATATGGAATGGGCTTGGACATCTGCAGAGAATGAACGTCAACGTTACATGAACCTTACTGTAGCAAAGATGCAGCAAGATACTAGTATTACTTTGGCTAAAGCTAAAGAGGACTACGAAAGTTCTTCTGCCTTCGGTGGGTTAATTGGTAAGGTTCTTACTAGTGATCTGAGCAACAGTATTCTTGGCGGAATATTTGGATAAGGAATAGAACATGTTTAATGTAGCGGTAAAAGCATACAAAAATGTAAAGCTACCCAAAGAGGAAGCACCTGTAATTAACACAGGTGGCCTACTGTCAAGGGATATGAAGCCTAAAAATAAAACAGGTAAATTATCTCCACAAGAACGTGTAGGTAAATACGTAGCTGAGTTACGTAAGGCAAGACAGGGGTTGAAGAATGGCTGAACTACCACAAGTAATGATTGACGCACCTATTGCAGGTCAATCCCTGACTGCAGAGTTGGGCAATAGGCCGTGGCAAAAACCTCCTCAGTACACTACCGTTGAGGAGGCTCTTGACTACTACATCCCCAGACTTACAGATGTAGAGATGCAAGATGATCTTATGAATGTAATTGAACTTGGCATTCCTTTGACTACTATTGCCGATGCACTACAGTCCGGTGGTACTATGGACGGTAAGCACAGTATTGATGTAGGCATACTTATTATTCCTGTGTTGATTGAAACTCTTGCTTACTTAGCTGAAGAGCAAGATGTAGAATACGTCACTGGTACTGAACAAGAGGTAAGCGATAAACCATCTAGTTCTACAGTTGCGCTTGCAATCAAAAAGATTAAAGAGCAAAGCGGTGAACCAAAAGAGGTAGAAGAACCTGAAGAAGAAGTTGAAGTACAACCTGAAGAACCTTTGGGTGGTCTAATGTCTAGGAGAACAATGTAATGGCTTTTAATTTGGGTGCCTTTGTAGGTGGTGCGTCAAGGCAGATTGTATCGGACATTGAGCGTGAAGAAGAATACGCACTAAAGATGAAACAGATTTCTGAAACGGAAGCAATGCGCCAGCGTTCTGCACGTGCATCAGAGCGTAGGAAAAAAAAGATAATAACTGAAGAAACTATGGGTATGCTAACCGCACTAGGGTTCTCTCCAGAGAATGCTGCAGCTATTGTAAAACAAGGTAATACTGCAGCTTCATGGTGGATTGAAAATGGTACAGAGTCACTAAAGAAAGGTAAAGACCCAAACACCCTTGTTAGTTTTCCTTCTATGTCAGGCTCCTTTAATAGCGAAGACCAAAGCACTTTTAGTGAAACGGTAGCTGAAGGTGCAGTAGCTAAACCTGCAGAAGTGCCGGGTATTAGTGCAGATGTAAGTACGACAGACGATACAGATATTACGATCTCGGATGGATTTAGTATAAACCCAACTGCAATGCAAGATTTGTACGGTGTGCCAGATAAAATAGAGAGTAGCTTTAGTGCTAGATTATCTGTACTTTCTCAAAAACTAGCTCGTAATCCTAATGATAGTAAAGCGGATCAATGGAAATCTGAACAAGCTAAACTTCTAAAAGACCTCGGTGCCATGAAAGACGCTGAACGTGAAGCGACTGGTAGAGTAACTCCTTCTTTTGATTTAGGTGCTGTAACCTCACACGTAAATGAAATTAGACGTGGCGCTTTAAATCGTTATGGTTTTGAAGTGGGGATCAATGGTGAAATAACTAACATGACAGAGGGTAGCCGTCAACTTGCAGATATTGCAGAGCTAAACGTAGCGGGTCAATTAGCCAAGCGCAATGAGCCTATTGGTGATCCTATTATGGACACTGTTGCGGAGGGTATTTACAATGCAGCTAGAGAAAACCTGACTGAATATGCATACAACATTTATCAAAACAAAAAAGATAGTAAGCTTTTAATTACGGTTGGCTCAGATAAAGAGTTTGAAGATGGTATCAGTAGCAATTCCTATAGAGCAGGACAGGTCATTGTGTCAGATGGACTTGTTATTATGTACACAGGGGTAAAAGATTATAAAACAGGTAAGAAGTTCATTGTTTTAAATGGCGATTAGGAAAAATAAATGACTGAATCTATAACAGAATTTCTTAATTCGTATAGAACGGGTGAGGCAGCATCAACTGCAATACCTATACAGGAAGAAGTAGAAGACGCATCCGATGAGTCTCCTTCAGTGGGTGTAGCTGATTACTTAAGTAGCTTAAGAAAGACTACCGGAACAGAAGCAATAGTAGAGCCTGTAGTCGAAGAAGATACAAATACTCTTACAGACTTTCTTACTCCTGTAGCATATGACGAAGAGGAAGTTGTCGAGGAACCTGCCTATACGTATGAAGAAGATAGGCGTTATCAACGCACCATCCAAGAAATAGACGATACTAACGCTTACTTAGAAGGTTTAACGGAAGAAGAACGCATTGCATTTGACAACGAAGTAAGTGCTAGTATTTTAGAAGGTAATGCTATGCGTAAGGCAGGTCCAATGGAAGCTGCTTTAGCGGCCCTTCCTACGGATGCCCTTCTGTGGCTTGGCAATACCATGAGTAAAGCAGGTGCAATGACTGTGGATGCGTTGGAGTCTACGTTCAGTGGCTTGAACAACCTATCACCTAAAGCATTTGACATTCTTGACAGTGCAATTACAGGTGGTAGATACGCTAATACGGGTAACCCTTCCGATCTTGCAAACTTTGTTGCCGATGGATTTGGTGCGGCATCTGAGTTTGCCGAAACTATTCCTGTACTAGGTAACGTTCAGTCTGCAATTAACGTAGCTGTTAGTACTGGAGTTAGATCACCTAAATCTTCACTTGCTAGACAGGCACGTAAGGATGCTCGTATCCTTGAACAGGCGCAGCGTAATAACCCAGAGGGTGCACGACTTGCTACAATAAATGCAGCCAGAGAGGCACGTGAAAACGCAGCGAATGTAGCGGAACAAAATCGTGATATAGGTGATGACCTTATCCGTGAGTTTGAGGAAAAGACAGGCAAGGTAATATCAAAAAAAGATGGAGATCACCTTGCCATTGACCCAGATGCAGCACGTATTGCAGGTAAAGAAACCGCACAGGAAATTACGGAACGTGATGGTGCATTGTTTGATCTTGCCCTTGGTGATGATGTAATAACCTCTCCTCTATTAGACCCTGATAAATTTAATGGTATTGTAGCTGCGGCTTCCGAACTAAAACAAAAGTTTCCGAAAGCATTTGACAATAAGAAAACTGTAATAGATAACCTGCTAGAGCTTACCGTTAACAAAGACATGAAGCTAGACGGTCAGGACTTGATAGACACACTGGATAAGTACGGTCTTTCTTTTGAGGACTATGTGCTTACAGTTGTAGGATCAGGTTCTGAAGCTGGTAAAGTACTCAATAAACTATCACAGATTAAACGTGCTAAACCTACTAGTGTAGCAGATGCAGATGCAACAAAGGCAGATGCAGAGAACGCTGGTGTTATACGCAAAACTATTATGCGTGTAGAAAACGTAAGGCGTGGTGGACTTGTATCTCAGATTGCCACCGCATCACGCAACCTAACATCTGCTGGTTTACGTACCCCTATGGAAGCCCTTGGCAATGTGATGGATAACGCTATCTATGCAGCACAAAACAAAGGTGCTGTGTCAGGAACCACTGAACTATTTAGTGGACAAAACTGGAAAGATAGCTTTGCCGGAATTAAATATGTGTTCTCACGCCCAGATGTAGCTGAAGGATACACAGATTTAATTCTTAAATCACCTGAACTTGGTAAGCAATTCGATAGGATGTTTAATAACATCAACGAAATACAAAAGATTACAGGTAGAGGTACAGGTTCTAAAGTGGACAAGGTACTTTCTGAGCTTGAAGATGCAGTTGATACCCTCAATACTCCCAACCGTTGGCAAGAATACTTGGTAAGACGTGGTGTATTTTTTGGTGAAATGGAACGGCTAGTACGTAGAGAATACGATATTGATCTTGTTGATGCCCTCAATGATGGTAAGCTACAAAAGCTACTGAATGATTCGTCCGATGTTAGGCCAGCTAACTCCAAGAGTTTCATTGCTCTTGTAGATGAGGCAACAAACAAAGCACTTGACGTTACATATGCAAAGCAACCTGACGTTGGAGCTTTCCGTGCTACGTCACAGTATATTACACGTAATGGGCTTACAGTTGTAGTACCATTCCCACGTTTTATGTTTAATAGCATGGAACTAATGGGTCAGTATGCAGGTGGCGCATCTATACCGCTAACACGTAAGATTTCAAGCATAGTCACGAAAGGTAAGATAGGTGGTGGGCCACTTACCGCAAAGGACAGGCAGCGTATTACACGTAACATACAGGGCATTGCTGCTGTAGGTGCAGCCTATATGTACCGCACATCTGATGGTGCTCTTGCTGACTATGAGCAAGTACCTGTAGGTGACGAAGCCCAAATGGATACAACTGCTACGTACCCTCTTGCTCAATATCTATATGCGGGTGAAGCTACAAAGCGTTTGATAGATGGTACATTCGATGACTGGTTTGATGCACAAGAGTTCGTTGAACTGTTTACTGGTAGCAACTTCCGTACAGGTGTAGGCAATTCTATACTAGAAGAGATGGCCCAGCTTGCTGACGCTACAGATTTGACTACTGGTGAAACTACTGGGCGTATGCTGGGTAGACCTCTAGGTAACTACTTATCTACTTGGGCTGTACCATTTGGTCAGATCATTGATGCTCAACGTGCCGCAGGTGTACGTGGTACAGAGTTTAAAGAGTCTAGCGAATCACCAGAGTTTAGTTTTAGTAGTGCTTTTACCTCTAGTGTAGCTGCACCATTTAAACAACGTGGTTTTATGTCGCCAGAAGATGAAGCTGCATTACCAAGCAAGGAATACGTTGGTTACTATGATGGGCGTGAGCGTTTGTATCCCGGTGCCAAAGTAGCTGGGTTATCTATAACATCCAGACCAGATGAAGACCTAGATTACCTAAAAGATATGGGCTTAAATTGGCGTGACTTAGATAGTAAAAGTAAAATACCCAAGATTAAAAACTTTGAAAATAAAATGCTTAATCAAAAGTTTTTACCTATCCTTGTTGAACTTGCAAAAGGACGTGAAGAAGTGTTGCGTTCTGAGTATGGGGATGCTAGTGAAGTTGTTCGCAGTGAGTTTACGGAACGTGAATACATAAGTAATAAGCTACGCCCACTGGTTACTGCGCAGCTTCGTGGGTTTAAATCTAAACTTCGTGAGGGAGCTATTGCACAAGGTGATGAGTATGAACGCTCCATGACAAAGTACCGGAGGATTCCAGCAGAGTTTAGAAAGTTAGCTACAACAGATTTCGTTGAACGTTACGGAGAAGTACCGGACCCTCTAGTTGCAGATGACTTACTAAAGTTATCCGTCATAGCTGATGCATACAGAAAATCATATCGTCAGTAATAAAAAAGAGGGGGCCGTTAAGCCCCCTTTATTTTTGTCTATCGTTAACTTCGTCACATTATCGTGTATCCCCTGACCCACCTATTGTACCTGCCTCTTTTCTTGCCAATAGTTTTATTTCATTCTGTGCGGCAATCATACCTAGAGTAAGGTTGAGGTCAGTAGCAAGTGCAGCACAGTACCACAGTACATCTCCGATCTCACTTGCAATGTCCTCTCGCCATGTGTCAGGTCTCTTGTCTGGTCCATCACGTACAAGCTTCTTTACTTTGTTTGCTACCTCACCTGCCTCACCCGCCAGTCCAAGTGCAGGGTACAAGATGCGATGTTCGTCTGGATAAATGGCAGTCTTAGATGCACTACGTTGATACGAATTGAAATCAGACATGTTGTACTTCTCCTTTAAAAACTTTTCTGCTTCTTGCTCTAGTCTCATATTCCCTTACCCAATTTAAATTGTCATAGTAGGCTTTGTTGTAACCTCTATTCCACTCACGGTACTGCATAGTATCTTTGGGGTATGGATTTACGTGTATACCCTTTTTGAAACTGTTGTAACCCATTGTCTGCTGTACCTTCAGTGGGGCATCATACTTTCCTAAGCCCCGCTGTTCCCTTGTAAGAACTTTCATAAGTGTTACTCCTCATGCTACGTTGATTAACTCCGCATCTTTGTACGATACGTGATAGAACTGTTCCCCTCTATATATGTTTCTACCTGTAGCTTCACGCAGTTTGTCATCCGTTAGTAGCTTACTGTCAATGCACCAAGCCTTAGTCATATCTCCACTGAAGATATAGAACTTTAGATTGTTACCGTGCTTTGACAGTAGCTTTTTCTTACGCTCTGGTATACGTATCTCAGCCCAATGGGTAGGCCAATCTCCTTTCCATGCAGTCTTTACTTCCGCTTCGCTGTAGTGTTTCTCACCTAGCTTCTCTGTCACTACATCAGCATCATAGGATTCAGTACTGTCGATTAGTACGTGACCATCCTTGAGTAGGTGATTGATTAGTGTACCCTTAGCTACACTATCGTACTTGCCGTAAAGATTTTTTGAGAAAGGTTTTCTGTATGCCATGAGTATTACTCCTCTTTCCGTTTCGTTAGGTATTCTTTTAGTTCTGTATAGCCACCAATGTGTTCCCCTTTGTCGTTGAATATTTGTGGTACTGTTGTTATACTTGATCTCTTAAGTAAATACAATAACCATTTACTACTTACTGTACTTATATTGTACGTTGTGTAAGGAGTATTTGATCCGTCCAATAAGGCTTTTGCTGAATCACAAAAGTTACATTGGTCTCGTGTAATTACTACGAACATACTAACTCCTTACACTAAGTCTACTATTTCACATGCGTCACCTGTACATGCCATAGTCTGCATTGATACTGTGTTGTCTTCACTTTCATACTCAGATAGTTTCTCCCAATCAATACTGGTAGGCATCTTATCTAGCATCTCTTTATATACTTCTTCTGTACACTCTTGATAAGGTGCTTGCTGATAAGTATGTTCAGAGTGTGGTAAGAATGACACACCTGACATCTCGTCAAAGTGCTCATACACAAATGCCCCTACAGCCATCCACTCAGCATCCCGTACTGAGATAGTCACAGATGGTTTGTGCTCACACCAGTGTCGCTGATAGGTAAGCCACAACTCAAGCTGCTCTACGGCTGTCATGTCGTTACGTGTGACTGCCTTCTCAGGAGATTTGACAGGGAAGCTAAACACTACAGTGCTATCAGGCTTCATGACGCAAGGCTCGTTAGGAATACCTTGGTCAATCATGAACTGTGTCAGAGGGTCTTTGTTATCGCCACGGACAGTACGAATATAATAGGGGCTGTGACGAGCATGAATTCCACTAGCAGAATCAACCAGTTGTGATACCGTACCCGAAGGTTTAACGCAGCTGATAGCAGCACTAGCAGGGATGCCAAGAAGTTCAGCCCACTCAGCATTAGTAGCCACAGCAATGGATCGTAAATGTTCAAGAGTCTTATCCAATCCGTTGTTAGATGATGTCATTAGTGGGTTATCCATAATGCCTGTCATAGACACACCAAGCAACCGCTCCTCTGCTGTGTTGTTTTGCCAGACTTTACGTAGATAGGGGAACTTAATCATGGTAGATTGAATAGTACCTAAGATAGTAGCAAGTTTTACTTTACGTTCCAAGTCTTGCATTGTATCGGTAGCACGTACTACACACTCCGTTAGGTTGCAAAACTGATATGGGCGTAAAATAATTTCAGAACAAGGGTTTGTACCGAACTCATAGTTAGGATCACGCCTACCAAACTTAGCTGCTTGCTTCTTTGATGCCTCACGATTGAAGATGCCACGCTCACCGGACTTAGACTCAACTAGTGCTGACCATTCACGCATGAATGTTTCCATGTCTGGCTTCTCTGTGTACGAGACTGAGTTGTTAGCTAGCGCACGGTGTGGTGCTGTCTCCCACCATTGACCTGACTTAGCGTGACGCATACGGTCATCACTAAGGTTAGACAGGCTGATCATAGCTGAACGTCTCACACCACCTACAACCACGATCTGACCAATGAAGCACATCAAGTCGTGACACTCCATAGATGATAGCTTACGTCCTTGTGCAGCCTTAAATGTAGACACAGCGAAGTTAAACAACTCTACAAGAGGGGCAGGACCAGATGCCCTACCACCAAACGTCTTAAGCCTTGCACCTGCAGGGCGTACCTGTGATATATCCCACTTAGGAATCTCACCAGCCCAGAGGAGAGCAAGAACTTGACGGAACCCCTTAGCCCAGCCTTCCTTACTGTCCTTAACGACAACGATAGACTCACTCTCGAACAACTCAGGCACTTCTGGAAGCTTGCTGATGAACTGTCGCTCGACACTGAACCCGACACCAGTGCCACAGAGAAGGATGTACATTGCTTCATCGAATGACTTGGGGTCATCTACTGGTAGATAACTACAGTTGTAACCTGCCGTGTTGTCACGGTCTAGTGCAGGACCAGCTGTCATCATGGCTCTCATCGATGGCATGATCTCTTGCCCAAGGATAGCCTGCTCAATTTCTTTGGTTAGGCTGTTCTTTACACCACTCATAGCCTTGCTTACTACATTTTCCATGTAGCGTCCTACTGTTTCACCCCAAGATTCACGGCCCTTACCGTCAAAGTACTTGGCGTACCGTGACTTGTGGATGAATGCTTGATAGTCTGTTGGTAATTGATTGCTCATTTAACTACTCCGATATTGTCTTGATTGTTTTGATACTCCACCCGTCTACGTCAAATATAAGCTCGTTCATTACACTGCTTACTTCCTCCGTTACATTACCGTCTGTGGGCATTGGGTAGTCCTCTTCGTCTATCTCTACGGTTAAGAATATTTTAACTAACATGCTAAAAGTTTACCTTGATTACGTTACCATTGACTTCTTTACTAACTGGTGCAGTCTCTGCAACCTTTATGTCTTCCTCAATTGAACTGTTAACAATACTAAACAGTAGGTCACGTACATAGCTGTCTTCCTCTAGGGCAGGAACGGCAGCGCAAACAAGCTGTGTAAGCTGCATCATGTTGTAGTGATCGTCATCCGATAGATTGTTGTCTCCTGTAGTGGTACTACCTACCATCAATTCACCAGTCCAATTACCCTTATTGTCTAAGAAAGGTGTAAGGCGTATGATGTAGTCGTTTGGTTCAAAGTCTACGAATACTACGTGATCTGTATCTTCACTCATTTACTTTGTCTCCTCTTAATTTTTTTATATGGGCAATGGATTAACTGTGGGTGCATATCTTTTCCCTTCTCATGCAACCACTCTTCTGGAATTATCCTGTCGTGATATTGTATACCATTCTTTTCACACCATTGTCCATAGGTAGTTTTAGCACCCTTACTCAATTTACGTTTGCTACTTGTGAACACAAAGCGTATGTCTAGTTTAGGGTGCTGCTCTTTAACAGCTAAATGTTTACGTCTGTCATCAGCTGTAAACAACCCCTTCGTCTCAATTATAATACCGTTACCCAATACAAAGTCTGGTGTATAGGTGCGGTACATGAGGTCTTCCCACTCTATCTTTACCTTTTCGTATTTAAATTTTATATTGTGCTCGACAAGGTACTCTTTGGTGCGAAGCTCAAGTCCACTCCTATACCCATGCTTCATGGCGGCAGAAAATTGAGATGCCTTCATGTATCATGTTCCTTCTTTGATGTACGCTACGATAGGTTTAGTACGTGCTTGAGACACTTTAGATGGTAGCTCCTCAATGTCATAGCAAGAGAAGCGATAGTCACAGAACTTGCAATTGTCGTTCAGTACCAAGTTACCAGACGGCTTACCTCTAAACGTTTCAGGTACAGGATTGAAGCATCGCTTGAACTCATTGGCGTTTACCGTGTCAATGTTTTCTTCCAACTTCTGTAGCTCTGCATCAAAGTCCATGCTATCGGCAGGTACGTACTTGATGTTACCATTAGCCTTGTTGACTACCCACCAGCCACCTACCTTTTTACCTGCAGCCTTTGCGTACCCAGCTAACTGTCCTACGTAACCAAATGGATCACTCTTCTTTAGAGTTTCAAAGGATTCAAACTTGTTTCTGTATGACCAATCGGATGCAGACTTTACGTCATCCACTCGTCCATCCATTACCAAGTCATAGCTTCCTTTGATCTTGTGTTCCCCTATCTCTAATGTAACGAAGTTATCTTCATCCTCGTAAGGAATGTCAGCTTCCTTGAGTATACCTTTGAATGCAGCCTCAACAATATCCCCAAGTAGCATGTTCATTACGAATGTAGTCGGCAGTGGTAGGGCTTTCTCTGGCTCGTTCTTAGCGAACCAGAGTTGGCAAGTAGGCTTACCGATATTGGACATCCGTAAACGAAACTCATCACGCCCTTTGCCACTGCCGAACTGGCGGCGCATAGCATCCATTACATCTTTGCCAACTTGTTCAATTGTCTCTTCGGACATTGTTGACTTACCGGATGTAGCATCTTCCAGATACTGATTGATCGCCAGTTCAGCAGGATGATTCATTATGCAAAGTCCTCTTCGCTAATGTCAACGAATGCTTCCACCGTATCTACATCAACGTCTTCGTTCTTGTGCATGTTCTCGTCCCATGTATTCAGGATGTACGTATTGTAGTTTGTAATCCATGCCATGAAATTGCCAAACACTTCTTGTGAATCATTGTCCATGTCAAGCGTAGTACCCAAGTCAAGATCGGCATTAGGTACATAGAAGCTACTACCATTTGGTAGAGGAACTTCCGTAGTGCTGCACATGATGTGATGCTGTGGTGGTAAGCGGCGCATCTTGGACAGCTTGGTGAACTGATCACCCATAGTCTTGAATGCGTCACGATTGTCTACTTCCCAGATGAATGGGGTAGTGTCTACGTCAACAGGATTACCATCTGCATCTGTGGCATTTACCATATCTACTGTACCAAAGATAGCACGAACACGTTTGATTGACTTGATCAAGTCTTTCATGTTGTCAGGTAGTGCCGCCCAATCTTTGATAAACCCTGCAGGTTTACCGCAGTTGAAGCCACCATCGTTGTCCTTCATGTCACCATTGAGGTCGGTAGCCATGACGGTCTTGACGTAACGGTTAGCTGTGTTCTCATTACCCTTGATGAACTTCTTGTACATAAACCGCTGTAGGAAGGGGCGGATAGCCACGCTCTCAGCGTAGTACGTAGGGCCATCAGGTATCTCCAGTTTATATGCACCACCTGAGATGACCTCTACGTTCATCTTCTTACCACCAATCTCCTGTTGACCCATGATGGGTGTATGGTGAATACGCAACCGTGCAAGTGTGCTTGCCTTGCTATTTGTCTTAGGTGCGTCTGCTTCCATGCCCATAGCTTTAGCCATTGCAGAGAAATTGTTGGTGTCGATTGTTGCTACTTCATTCATGTTTGTAGTCTCCTTTTGAATAAACGAAAGTTAGTTATATCATGCCACGTCTTTTGTGTCAAGCCAATTAGGACCGATCTTAGCCTCAAGTAGGAGTGGTATGTTGAAGTCTATACCCCACTTCCTATTGACGATAGGAATCAGCTTGTCGTTAGCTGCTGTAATTACTCGTAATACCATGTCCTCTTCATCTGGGTGTACGTCAATGACAATTGAGTCGTGCACCGTGTTTACGACGCAGCTACGTAGCTTGTTTGCTGTTAATAGCTTATCAATGTATATCAGAGATATAGGTACTATGTCAGCGGTTGCGAAAGATTGTACGGGATAATTTTTAATCTGTGTGAAATATGTCACACCCCCATACCGTCTTCGTGTTACATCTGGAAAGGAAAACTCCCTACCGGATGGTGTAGTTATCGTTCCAGTGTTGAGTGCCTCTGTTGCAAGACGCTTGTGCCAATCGGCTACACCGGAGTACTTAGTAGTGAACTGCTTGTAGTATGCAGCCTCTGCCTCTGACCTACCAAAACCACTAGCGCCATACAACGGAGCGAAGGTATGTGCCTTGGCCTCTTGACGTGACATAGGTTGACCTGCATCTGTAATAACCTGTGCAGTGTAACTGTGTACGTCAAATCCTGTGACTACCTCGTCAATGGCAGTCTTGTCCTGTGATAGGAACGCAGCCACACGAAACTCTAACTGTGCAAAGTCGGCCTCCATGATTTTGCCACCTTCCCATCGTGACACAAACACTTTCTTCACAGGGAACGTACCACCACGTGGCATGTTCTGCATGTTAGGGTCTGCACCTGACAGTCTGCCTGTACCTGTACGGTGTTGTAGTAAACGTACATGCAACAAGCCATCTGGTTTCATGTGAGTAGCTATACCCTCTACAAAACTACTTAGGTAAGTCTCAACTGCCGACAGTCTACGAACATTACGTAGGAATGTCTCAGCCTCTTTCATACCACGTGATCGTGCAATACCCTCCAAGAATATTAGGTTCTCTTTACCAGTACCAAAGCCATTAGCACTTACCCACTTAGCATTTGGTGGGTTGAACTTCAGACCTGCAACGTGACTGCGGTGATCAGTAAACGTATAGCCTGAAGCGTTACATGATGTGCATTTATTTGGCTTGGCATATCGTGTACCGTCCTTCTTCTGTTTCCATGTCTGACCACTACCATTGCAGGTACTACACTGATTAGCTTTCTGCTTGTACAACTTCTTACTGTACCTGCTTACAGTGCTTCGATACTCAGAGTCTGACATGCGTTCATCGAACAAGTCTGCCCAAACCTTTTTGTCATCTGGCTTACGGCTATAGATTACCCAAGACAATTGCTCTGGACTGTTGAGGTTGATAGGTCTGTCACCCATAAGGTCTGCAGCCTGTTCCTCAAGTGCAATCTTTAGCATGTTGCGCTCACTCTCAAACTCCTGTCGAACTTTGTGAAGTGCAGTCAAGTCTACCTTGAAACCACGTTGATAGATACGTGCAAGGTGTATAGCTAATTGATTGGTCAACTCTATGGTTGGCACTAGTGAAGTGCATTCCTCGTACTTCGTCTGCAAAGTAGTATACAACTGTTGAGTTGCATGTAGATCGTGTGACAAATACTCCGACAGTTCATCGTGAGGTATATCACGTGTGGAATATCCATTCTTGAAGTACTCCTTTAGTGTGTCTTGTTTCTTTGTTGCAAGTTCGTAACGCTCTGCACAAGCCTCAAGGGATAGCGGTTGCTTCTGCCCTCGTTGTAGTACGTACTCACCTAGCATAGTGTCATATACGTTACCATCATAGGTAAAGCCAGACTCCCACAACCACAGAAGATCGTGTGGTGCGTTGTGTGCTATGAGCAAGGACGTGTTGTCCAGTGCGTCTTGTACAATGCGGTGACCATTGGGGGTAGGTGCATGGTCTGCATGATCAAACGTGACAATGGTTTCGACACCGTTGTCCTCTAACATACCTACCATCACCAACGTATTCTCTGGCTCAAACGGATCAAGGTGTAACTTGCCATTGCGTTTGACCGTTGTGTTTTCTACGTCAAGTGTTAGGTGTCTCATGTATTCTCCTCGTACTAGGACCAAACGTCCCATTCATCCGTTATGTATGTATCATTCTTGTATACTCTGTCAAGAGCCTCTTCAAACTCTTTATCATTTGCGTATCTTTTCATTGCCTCAACTGCCTCGTTTACTGAAAGGTTGTTCTCAAGCATTGCGTTGTACAACTTGATCTCTATGCTTTGTGTCGGTGTGTTCATACTACAGTTACTCCTTACCTTGTAGGTGAATTAAACGTTCTAAATACCACTGCGATTTTAGCAAGTCTTCTTGCTTGTTCTTGTAACGCCAGCGGTGTAGATACTTAGCTATGTTACCCCGTAGGTAGCCAATGTATTCCTCTTTGGTTAGGAAGTCTTCGATGTAGTCAATACATTCTATCTTACCCTTACCGTAGTGCGGTGGGTTGTTCACGTTGTCTGGTGTATGCTCTGCCATTACCGTCTCCTCAAAGTCTTCATGCTCTTTCATCAAGCGTCTCCATTCACTGTTTATCATTACTCTTCCTCCAGACAGAACCCACACCACGTGTCCTTACTTGCATTACCACAACTAACACACTTGCGCCACTTATTCTTTTCGTCACGATCTTTAGATGCCTTACGTTCCTCTGGTGTCATAGGTCTGATGTCGCTAAAGTCTGCCTCCATAGGCCACTCATTGTCTGTCACGGAGTATCTCCTCATACTTGAAGAACAGCTGCTCAAACTTCCACTCGTATAGCTGCTGCATACCCATCAAGGTGTTCATCATCTCATCGTGCGTAGGCTCACGTTCACCATCACCTATCTGCTTGAACACCACCTCAAGGTCATTACATACACGCCAACAGTCCAATATCATTGGCTCTAGATCATACAGTTTAGCCATCTTCATCCTCCGTTAGTGCATCCCATGACACAGGGAATAGCTCAATCATCTTGTGGTCAATCTGTCGTGCTACCTCTCGTGTCTCTGCTTGTGTGTCAGGCTTGCATCTAAGGTTGCACATATCAGCGAAGGCATCAAGACTACCTGACCAGTACCACTCAGTCATAGTAGACTGTGGCAGTACCATACGGGCCTGCTCTGGGGCTACACCATGCTCAAGAAGATCGTTGTAGGCTTTGAGACATGCCCAGTTAGTATCACCCCAGTCACCTACATCAACGACACCCTCAGAGCCTTGCTTCTTGTC